ATCCTTGTAATCCCAGCCCGTTATACTTTTTTGCCATGCTTTCCCATAGCGCTTTTATAGACGGATTATCGTTGCGATCAGCGTGAACACCCAACAATGCAGCTTCTGGTTCAATATTTGCGTTTTGAGCCAGAAAAATTGCTTGTTCATCAGTTAGATAGCGACGACCTTTTCTGAAATCACTGATTCGTTGCTGTGGTATGTCCAAATCCATCGCTATCTGTTTGTCTTGTACGTAGTTTTGAGCCTGTTTGTAGGCATCAATTAGTTTTTCTTGGTACATGGCAAATCCTCTTTTTCTTCATTCTAGCTTATCGATAACCATTTTTGGTGTATTGCGCTAACCAAATTTGGTGTTTAGGATTCTAACCAAATCTGGTTATTCACCTGATTGATTAGACCGCCTTGGGCGTTTGCCCTTGAAGCTTTTGCGCTTGGCGGTCGCTCTCTCAACTGTTCAAGGTGGTTGTCATGTCTAGCGCAAATAGTTTCTCTCATGCTCACGCAATTCTTATCAAAACGTCATCCGGTCGTCGTTACTTCTCTGGTTTTGGTAAAGCTAAACGTATTCAAACAGCTTGGTCTTTAGCGGGCGCAAAGTTGTTCTTGGTCGATATGCCTGTTATGTCTCACGTGCTTGGCCATTCACTTGCCGTTAATGAAATTGCTGAAATCCTTAAGGCCAAAGGCAAAGACTTTGAAATCGTTCGTGTGTCGGTTGAGGCTTGATTATGCGCGAACTGGTACACGATCTTAAATCCAACACATTCGAGTACGTCGATTTCATCGCCGCGAAGACTTGGACGACTGAACCACACCAACATGATGACCAATTAGTGCGTCCGGCCAATTACATTGACCACACTAGCCCGTCTAATCGTCATTCCAGCCTTCGCCGTGAAGCGCTGCGTAACCAAATTCACTCAATCGATATTAGTGAAAATGTTACGTCATCACAAATTGCGCCTTGTGACGAATTGTATCGCCTGACTCGTCGCCACGGTGATTTCGCGCCGCACATGGTGCATGCCTTCACCAACATCTTGGAGCGTAAAAACTTCTTCACAGCCATCAGCATGATTCGCGATGCGGACGCGCGTCTGCGTGAAAACGGCATCCGTTACTCACGCACCGATGAGGAAATTGTCGAACTCGCCAAAGCGAAAGCCAAAGCTTTTGCAAAGCAGCTTTGTGTCATCAATGACATTGAGGCGCGCTTTGCAAAGGCAGAATCTCTGCTGTCTCTTTTGGGGCTCTCGTTCCGCGAAGATTTGGTGAAACGGATGCGAAACACTGGCCAGCTTGAAGCGCTGTGCAATCGCGCTTGTTGTGACAAGTGGCTGCGTCGCCAGCTGCGCCGCGCGTACTTCGCTCAGGTTGAAAGCGTTGCCCGTGATTTGCTGCTTGTGAATGCCAGCGAGAATCCGTATTGCTCCGCTCACAGTGTGAACGTGATGAAAAGCCGCCGTTCGGACACCGAACAGGCGCTGATTAACACCGTCTGCTATCTGGAAGATGATCCACAAACTTGGTTCACGCTTCAGGAGCTGTCCGCCAAATCCACCTCAAACCCTGTGATTCGCCGCGCTGAAATGTTCGTGCGCCTCAAAGCGTTTGAGGACATCTGCAAAGAGCATGATCACGTGGCCATGTTCTACACCGTGACCGCACCGTCACGTTTCCACGTCTACAAAGGCGACCAAATTAACCCGAAATGGGAGCAAGCGGGAAAGCCAGATGCCCTCGCCGCTCATCATCACCTTATGGGGGTTACGGATGCGTTTCGTAAAGAGCTGGATAAAGCCGACATCAAAATCTATGGATTACGCATTGTTGAACCACATCATGACGGTACACCGCACCATCATATGCTCTTCTTCATGCGACCAGAGCACGCAAGCGATGTGTCTCGAATCCTTAGAAGTCACGCTCTGTGTGATAGTCCAAATGAGTCAGGTGCAGCCAAATACCGATTCAAGGCAGAGAAAATTGATTTCTCAAAAGGTTCGGCGGTTGGTTACGTCGCTAAATACCTTTCAAAGAACATTGACGGCCAGCATATCGACAAAGACATCAACTCCGGTCAGTCCGGACAAGATGCCGCGCAGTCGGTCGTCTCATTCAACCGAATCAACGGTGTAAGACAATTCCAGTTCTACGGTGGCCCTTCGGTCACTGCATGGCGTGAGATGCGCCGCTTTCGTGAAGAATTCAAAGAGGACGATGCTGTGATACTTGGCAACCAGTTTACCGAGGATGAGCATTTCGTCCTTGAGACGATTCGCCGTGCGGCGGACGACGGCGACTTTAAACGCTTCATCATGGCGATGGGCGGCGTGTTCGTGAAACGCAAAGATCAAACCCTGACCACGGCCTACGTGAAGAAAATCAACGTCGACGGTCTGTTCAAACAGACTCGTTACGGCGACGAAATGAGCGCGGCCATTCACGGCCTGATGTTCCGTGGCAAGACCATTCAAACCCGCTTTAAAGATTGGAAGTTCGCCAACAAGAAAAACTTCATCCGTGGTGTGCGCACCATGATGGAAGGCGCAACGATTGTCTTCAACTCGCTTGAGGAAGAATTCGAATACCACGCCATGCTGCAGGACGAATACGAACGTTTGGCGCAGGAAGCGGCGTTTTTAATGGACGTTCCAGCGATGGAACCGACGGTGATGTATGACGACGGGTTTTACAGCGAAAACACCCCGCCGCCCGATTGGGATTGGGGTTGGGCGCAGCCCGACCCCGATGCTAATTGGGTGGCCTTGGACTTGTGTCACTAACTGTCGCCACTCACATCAACCAACCACTTTCAACACAACACAAGGGCAAACAACATGATTACTCAAGGGACTATCTCTGACAAAGACGACATCGAGCAGAAGTCGTTTGTAAACGGCCAGACAGGCGAAGTGCGCGTGTCGGGTGTCCTGTCAATTCTGACCACCAAACCGACTCAGGTTGTGACGGTGAAAGTCAGTGAAGATTTATGGAAAGAAGCCAATAACGGCAAGTTCTTCGAGTCGCTGGTCGGTAAGCAAATCGACTTCATGCTGGCGCCGAAAGACTACAGCTTTATGCGCGACGGCCAGCTGACCACGGGGACGAACATCAACCTGTTCAAACTCCCCGACTCTCCACAAATCAAGTAAGGACTGAATCATGACCGATGCGCAGTTTATTGAACTCATGGGCAAGCTCGACAGCCTGTACCTGATGGTATTTGTCGGCCTCATCGTGATTTTGATGGGCGTCGGTTGGATAGCAGGAGGACAACGCTGATGGATGAATTGGCTTTTGTTTCTTCTGTGTTTGTGGGCGCTTTGGCCATTGGATGGTCATTCGGCTTTAAGTGGCTCACGTTTAAAAAAGGCGTTGAGGCGGTTGCCTCTAACAATTAGCAATAAGGAAAAGCAACTATGTTCAAAAACAAAAAGAGCCAGACTCTGGCAGCACTTGCACTACTGGCGGTCGCTGGTACGGCGTCAGCAGCAGTTCCACAGGTCGCCACCGATGCTATGGCGTCCGTCGGTGAACTGGCCGACGCTGTGGTCGCATGGGCTTGGGGCGTTGGTACCGCAGTCGTGGTCGGCTTCGTGGGTCTGAAACTGACCAAAAAAGGCGCCAACAAAGCGACTTAATCACCGTTCTTCGCATAAGAGCCACAGTCTCATCTGTGTTTGGGTACAAGGGGCTTCGGCCCCTTTTTTTGTCAGGTTGGCTTATGAAAAAACAATTATATTTGACCCTTGCGCTTATCATGGGCTTGTTCTCGTCTCAGGCCAATGCGCTTATCCGGATTACTTGGGGGTCATTAGAGGGGCAAGTGTTTGCAAGTCCTTCTGCGTTCGTTAGTAAATATACGGGTGTTTGTCACCTTCAAAATGGGCTTTATTACAAACCATCAAGCATCCGTTATACCACGACGACTATCACCCTACAGGGACCGTCTTACTCAAATTCTAACTGTTCTAGTGTTTACAGTAGTTATGTGAACTTTAACCTTTCTTACTCTGGTTACACTTGCCCCGAAGGTACTGAGTTTGTTGAGGCTACGAATTCCTGTGAAGCGCCGCCGCAAGTTCTGTGTGAAGACCGAAAAGCCCAAAATGCCCCCGGTGTGGGCACCGTACCGGACGACGGTAAAGCCATCACCGCTACACGTTACTATTGTGACGCATCGACCATGTGCGAAGCGATTCAGACCTATACCGCGACCAACGGTAATCTCCTAAAAAACAACTACTACACGGGCAATGATTGCGTCGGCTCTGAAGAAGATTACGACGACAGTCCTTGGTATGGCGAAAAGCCAAAAGATCCACTTCCTAACGGCTGTACGCCACATCCTTATCTGGAAGACGGTGGCTACTTCTGCAACAAAGACAATGACGGCGATGGCAAGCCGGATTTAGACGCTGACATTGATAACGATGCGGTGTGCGATTATGACTCGGATGGTCATTTCTCCTGTACGGGCGGCAGCTATGACAAGCCGTTTGAAGTCACCGACCCGACCACCCCGATTGACGATACACCAGACTTTGAAGGCGGCACGGGCAGCAACCCCAATCCGATTGATTCAGCGACCTCGCCCAATGTGGATGATTCCCCAGCACCGGAAGGCTCTGACCAAGGCGTCATCGCAGCGGTGCGCAATCTCAACAGCAACCTGACGCAAGCCATTACCACCCAAACCAATAAGAACGTTGAAGGCTTCAACACCGTCAATCAGCAGTTGGCCGAACTCAAGCAAACCAACACCCAACTCGGCCAGACGATTGTCGACCAAATGCGCCAGGATAAACAAATCTACGACAACACCAAGGCGCTCATTCAAAACAGCACGAATGGGATTGTCAGCAATATCAATTCCTCCGCCAACCGCGTCAAAGATGCCGTTAAGCATGCCGAAGACGGTATTGTAAAGGCGACCAAAGACGGCGCGGAGTCGGTCAAAGGCGCGGTTGAAGCCGGAACGGAACAGCTCGACGGCTCTATCAACGCACTCGGTGACAAACTCGACGGACTGGCCGATGCGGTGTCCGGTGCCATTGGTAGCATTTGTGACCCCAACACTGATTCGCGCTCGTGCGAAGGCAATCACGGCCTGACGCAACCGCAAGTGGCTGACATGTTCAATCAGATGAAAGACCAGCTGGACGCCGAAGTCTCTGCGGGTGAATCCAATCTCAAAAACACCATGCAGCAGCTGTTGGAAAATCCAAAGATGGAAAAAGGTCACGACCTGATTTCAAAGGCCAGTGACGATTTACTTGGCTTGTTGCCGAAATCGACGGCCTGTGATGCGCAAATACTGGAAACCCCGTTCGGTAACTTCTCCATCGGTTGTGAGTTCAGTGTGCGCCTGAAAGCGATTCTGGCTTTTATCTTCTATGTCTACACCCTGTATTCACTGGCGGATATCTTGCTGTCAGGCTTCACGCCACAGTCGGGAACCGTTCCTTATATGTCACGGAGATAACACGATGCCTGTGTTCTTGTTGCCCGTTCTCAACGGGATTTCGAATGTCCTCAAAGTTCCGGCCATTGCGGCGTTCCTGTCCAGCTTAGCAACTCAGGTACTCGGTTTTTTCGTCAACCTCAAGTTTGCGCGTGCGGTGGCGATTAACCTCACGGTCATCACGATGGTCGTCGGCCTGACGCTCGCCTCGATGACGGCGGTTTATGCCGTAGGCTCAGGACTCTCTTACGTCACCCCGCCTTTTGTCGCGCAAGCTTGGGGCATGTTTGTGCCTGACAATGCTGTGGGCTGCGTCAGTGCCATATTCTCGGCTCGTATCATCCGTTGGGTGTGGTCGTGGCAGTTCTATGTGATCACAAAGGTTAGTTCATAATGGCATCGGTCTATTTCGTCACGGGTAAGCTCGGCTCCGGTAAGTCGCTGACGGCGGTTGGCCGCATTCGGGAAGCATTGATGCGCGGCGTTCCGGTCGCGACCAATCTCAACATCAACCTTAAAGAGATGCTGGGACGCAATAAGCGCAATACCCGCCTCTATCGCTTGCCCGATAAACCCTCGGTCGAGGATTTATCGGCGCTTGGCTATGGCAATAAAAGTTACGATGTCACCAAAGACGGTTTGATTGTGCTGGATGAATGCGGGACATGGTTCAACTCGCGAACGTGGAATGACAAAGGCCGTCAGGCGCTCATTGACCACTTGCTGCATATTCGAAAGCTTGGCTGGGATGTCATCTTCATTGTTCAGGACATCTCGATTGTCGACAAGCAAGCCCGTCTCGCTCTGGCCGAACACACCGTGTTTTGCCGCCGTCTCGACCGAATGCAAGTGCCCTTTTTATCGACGCTGGTCTGGCTCATGACGCTTGGCCAGCTGCGTCTCCCCATGCCGAAACTGCACGTAGGCATTGTGAAGTACGGCGACAACACGAACTCGTTAACGGTTGATAAATGGATGCTTTGGGGCACTGACCTTTACAGCTGCTATGACACCAAACAGATGTTCATGAACAACTACCCGCACGGCCTCTACAGCGTTCTGCCGTCTTGGTACACGCACGGGCGCTACACTGTCACGTATACACCGAGAAATCTCATGAGAATCACCAAAATCTATCTGCGCAAATACTCGCGCATTGCCATGTTTACCATCGGTGCGGTACTCGGCGCTGCGGTGTGGCACTTCTCTGCGCCCGACCCTGTACAAATTACGCAAATCGAAGCCACGCCAGAGCAACCGAAGCAGAACCTCAAACAATTACTTGATGGTTATCGCATTGTCTCGTACAGCGCCCTGCCAAACAGCCCGATTCAGTTTGAACTATCGAAAAACGGCCATCACCTGACCGCCTACGAACTGCGCTCTATGGGCTTTGAGATTTCGTCAAACGGACGCTGCGACATCATCATTCAATCTGGAGAACAACGTGAAAAAGTTAATTGCTAAACTGGCGTTCGTTGTAGCGCTTACCCTGCCAGCGATAAACGCACCGGCATTCGCGGATGACCTCCCTGTTTTTGAATCAACCAATACGCCCATTGCGGAATTTGTCTCTTGGTACTCGAGACAGACAGGTCTCAAAATCCTGTTAGGACAAGGCGTCACGGGCAGTGTCAGTTTCACTGCGCCAAACTTACTCCCCGCTGAGTATCCGGATTTCTTTGACTCAGTGCTGCGTTCTCATGGCTATGTCATCGAAAAAGACGGCGGCGCTTACGTGATAAAAGTCAGCCCTGAAGCCGTACAACCGATTACTCCGTCTGTGGTGCGTCTGTATCGCTTCAACTACGTGCGAAACACCAAGGTCGTTGACCTTATCGCCTCGGCGCTGCGTGCAACCAATACGCAGATGATTAAGGACAAGCCGCTCGACAACTACATGGTGCAGGTACTGCCCTCAACCAATGCGATCATCGTCAGCGGCACACCGGACCAGCTGGCAGAGATAGAAGTCATCATCAACGGTATTGATGTTCGCCAGCGTCAGGTATTTATCGAGGCGGTCATTACCGAAACAGAGCTGGGCGGCAGTCAGGAAATCGGCGTGAACCTGCAAGCGGCGTTTGATAACGCAGGATTCGTCACCAATCTGGTGACGGCCAGTAAGCTCAAAGACAACCTGTTCATCTTTGAAGGCGGTGATTTCAACGCGCTGGTCAAAGCTGTGACCACCAACAAAGACACCAAACTGCTCTCGACGCCAAATATTCTCATCATGGACAGAGAGCGCGGTTATCTTACCGTTGGCCAGAACGTCCCTTTCCTAGTGTCCAGTGAAGTGACCAGCGGCGGCAATGCCGTGCAGCGCATCGAGCGCAAAGATGTGGGTGTGAGTCTGGAAGTAACGCCGCATGTGCTTGGCGGCGATGTGGTGCTCGTTATAAATCAAGAGTCCAGCTCGGTGACGGATTCCACCGTTGCAACGGACATCATCACCAACAAACGCACGTTAACGACCACCGTTGTCGTGCGAGACGGCCAGACGATTGCGCTTGGCGGCCTTATCTCTACGGAAAACCGCCAGATTGAATCCGGTGTGCCGGGCTTGAAAGACGTCCCCCTAATCGGCGCCCTGTTCAAATCGAATTCGACCAACCATGTGCAGAAAGAACTTAAAGTGATACTGAAAACGACGATTCTCTAAGATTGAAAGTCACAGCAAATCGCGGTCGACGAGTCACGCCTCAGACCTTATAATGTGACTGTTCGGAAGCGCAAAACCGTGACTGACCAGGCAAGCATAACTGTGACCGAATCAGGAGGAAAACGAGTGACTAAAGACAAATTGATCCTTTCACTATTCCCGGGCATCGACCTCTTTTCCAAGCCATTTGAAGAGCGCGGATTCTGCGTTGTTCGTGGCCCCGATTTAATTCTTGGTCAGGACATCCGACACTTTCATGTACCTAGTGGTGTGTTTGCCGGAGTCATTGGCGGCTCGCCGTGTCAGGAGTTCTCCTCTTTAAACCGCAATGAGCCGACAGGCTATGGGTTGGACATGCTTGAGCAATACAGGCGCATTGTCATGGAGGCGAAGCCGTCTTGGTGGTTGCTTGAGAATGTGGCGCGTGTGCCGGATTTAACGATTGATGGTTATGGCTGGCAACGCTTTCCCCTCAATCTTGCTTGGTATACAGACTGTAGTCGTCTGCGTCACTTTCAGTTTGGTACTCAGGACGGAAGGAAACTCAGTCCACCGATACATACCACGGATGAAGTCTCCAACGGCGCCGCAACCGCATCGGATGACCGTTCGTTTGCTCAGTTAAAACACCTTCAAGGCTTGCCCCAAGATTTTGACTTACCCTCATTCACTGTCGAGGGAAAAAAGAAAGCGGTGGGAAATGGTGTGCCCTTAGCACTTGGCCGAGTACTGGCGGAACTGATAGACAGAGATATTTATGGTGTGACGGACCAGGCTGCAATCTCTGTGACTCGTCCAGGAGAGAAAAACGTGACTAACCGGCTTTCGATAAGTGTGACTGCACCGGCCAAGAAAGATGAGACATGTTCCTGCGGTTGTGGTGCCACTCTCATTGGTCGTCAGTTGTATGCCTCTCCAGCTTGCCGTAAACGCGCCTCTAGAAAACGAGCATGTAGCGCTTAATCAATAACGTAAACCGCATCCGCTCGCCGCAAGATGGGATATTGAGCCTGCGAAAATCGCATCGAGGAAGCGGCATTTCTACCGTATCGATCGAACCAGCGGCCGCTCTGAACTGACTATACAGCAGATAAAAGAAAACCGCCTTTTCAGGCGGTTAGCTTAAAGCAAGCAAAGGTTTTTCGATTGTGTGTCATCAAGATATTTCGATTTGGCCACTTGGTCGATGGCTCTGAAATTACTTTGCGATTCAATTCAATCTGATAGATGAAACTGACTGATTACATAGTATGTATTATCGACCGTAAGCTCTTGATCGAACCTCGGCAATCTTCTTAGCGTACTCTTGTTCTAACTGATAAATCTTGTGGTCGCGTTCTCGCTGGAGACGCATGATCTCTTCGTTATAGTTCTTGTATGGGTCAGCTTGAAACGTCACATCACAACGGCTACTCACATCATTCACTGCGTTGCTTGAGCCGGACAATTTGAACGATGCTCTAATCTTTCTAGCGTTGTAGCTATAGACTTCTAGATGAGCAACGCTGCCCTGTTTTATTTCATAAAGCAGCTCTTTGGGGTAGTTTTCTACGACTCCGCTTTCATAGCTGGACGAGTACATGCGCCCAGTTAAGTCATAGATGTTTCCACCATCAATTTTGATACGCAATTGCATTTCTTGGTTTGGTGAACCTATTACGTTCTGGCTACCAAACGTCAGATACATGGTTCTCTTGTAGGTGTCTGAATCACAACGAAAGCCGATGCTGTTGCTGCCACTGGTAGTGTAACGCTCATAGACGTTCTTGTTGTACATTGAGTCGAAGTATTCATTCTTTTGAAATGATGCGTACGAACTGACTGATATCAGCGTTGCATATAAACCAAGACCAAAAACTGAGAGTTTCACTGGCGTTCCTCTTGTCATTTGTTATCAAACTACTCTATGACGTCGCAGTGGTTTAGAAAGAGATCTTCTTTCAGTTTACGTAGCAAGTTATTGATGTTTTTTATCGTTAAGCCATTAACCTGCATCACGCATAATCCTACTAATTTAAATCGATCTATGAAGCTAGTAAAAATTGCATTTATTTTTTGGTGTATTAATCTTGGCATGAATTTATTAAGGATTGGCTGGATATGACAATAAAAAACATAACAATGACTTACTACGAGCTACGTAATATGGGGATATATGGCGATGAAGGTGAAACAGTTTTATCACCTGTAGATCTTCTAAAGGAAATGAAGTATTGGTGTTACGATTCTGAGAAGCCACTTATTGAGACAGCAACCTACGAAGCTAATAGTCAGATTCTAGAAGCATATTGTTTGGACTTCTATGAACAAGATGGAGACTACATACTTGGCTTATGGAACAAGGTACAAACTAACGCCAAAGGTATTGGAGCTGTGAACGCAAATAAATCGTCCAACGCAGCTGTTGTTAAACATACGAAAATAGCTAAAGACAACATACCTGGTTATCCAACCTATTTTTTTATCTCACCGAGAAAGAAGTTTTTTGCAACCATTAAAATTGATCAAAAACTTACCGGGATACAAGCGTTCCGTTCGTACATTCGTGGCTACTTGCGACACTATAGTTCCCATAATGTAGACCGAAAGGATGGAGGAGATTTGATACGTGGGTTATCTAGACAATCTAGCATTGGGTTGACTGAGTTGACTGGCGACAAGCGTGTAACTGATAAGAGGCTATATCCTTTAATTACTTTTAAGTTGATGACTGACGTAGTCAATAAACAATACCTCGTTGCACACGCGAATCGCGTGTCAAAGATAGTTAAAGATATCAGTCACGTCGATTCTCTAAAAGATAGCAATGCATCAATTTTAGAGAGAATTGCACGATTTCCCTCTGGTCTATCAATGAAGAAAAGGAGCCATATGAGGGTTAGTATCCCTGTTGATTTAAATGAAGGTCAAATGAGAAAGTTTATCAGCGAATTTGACACAAACAACGGCTCTGAGGAGTACAATGTTGGCTTCGTTTTTAAAGGGGATACTAAGATTATGTGGCTATCTGGCATTGCTAAGGTAAATGAATTTGAGGAAAACATAGACTTTTACAACGAAGATCAGCCTATTCTCGAATCTTTGATGTCGGCAATCCGCAAGAATGAAGTAGACATAAAGATTGATTCCGATAGGAATGCAGCGTGATCCTATGCTCAAATATATAGTATACACAATCATTTGTTTAGGCAGCGGATGGATTGCTTTAACTCATAACCCTATCATACCTAGCGCACAAAAAGATCTTGTCGCTTTCATAGTGACAGTTTCTGCGATAATTTTTGGTGTAATTGGAGCTTGGCTAGCTTTGGTTAAAGTTGAAATTGAAGCGAACATTGATAATGCGTCGAAAACAGAGGATGTTCTGAGAACTGTAAGTCGGGCTCGTTCGTTAATTGAACCTCTTACCATCTCTTGTCTAGTGTTATTGGGTGCATTGCTCTTTAATTACATTTACTTCGCGCCTTTTGGCTCTTCACAAAGTATTTTTTGGTCGAAACTAGGTACGTTTTTTGTTACTGCAAGTACCTTAGGTTTAATATATTCGATTGTATTAGTTCTTTATCAAGGGGCGCTGTTTTTGTTAGGTATTTCTGAAAAAGGGCAAACTAAGAGAGCTGAAATTCAGAGAGCTGAGCACTCAACGAATGTAAGAGACATAAACAAACCATAAACAAAAGGGCTAATAGCCCTTTTGTCATTCATTAGTTACGGCGGATACATCATCAGAATGTATCCTTCTTTATTTTTTGGATGGATCTAGCAAGTCTAAGTAGCTTCGTTGATGTACGAAGCTCAATATCTGAAGATATTTCTATTAGCCCAATACCAGTTAGCAACTGTTGTGGTGTAATACATTGGCCTGTTGGCAATACTAGGCTTCCACTCCTCATGTAAAAACCATCCCACTCAGAGCTCGGATACAATTCCATCCTTACGCTCATTCGCATCAAGCGTTTACATTCAGGTGGAATTGGTTTTCCCTTATCCCACTCCGTGACCGTTCTCACACTTTTAAAACAAAGTTCTGCCGTCTGCTCTTTCGTTAGGCCGCATTCAAATTCACGAAAAATGTAATTCTTGCTCATCTCGTGATACTTCACTGTCAATACTCCGAAAAGGAGTATTATTGCGATATGTGATATGCACCCAAGGATTATACATAATGACGCATAATGCGCACTGAAATAGTGATGCTTTAACCTCGGTCACATACAACGCCAAACTGCATACAGCCATTGATA